AAAATCCCGCAGTTGGTCAAAACTTTGGTCAAGGCATAACTGCTCAAAATGCCGCTAATGCGTCCGTGGCTCAAAACTTTGGTCAGGGCATGACCGCATCTAATGCGGCAAATGCTGCACTTGCGCAAAATCAAAATGCGGCACTGCAACAACAAGCGGCTGCAAACCAAGCTCAAGCGCAACAATACGGTCAAGCACAAAGTAATGCACAATTTGCCAATCAAGCCCAATTGTCAGGATTTGGTGCAAATCTGCAAAATCAACAAGCTCAAAACCAAGCCATTGCGCAGAATTCAGCGCAAGGATTAGCCCAACAACAAGCATTTAATGCGGCAGTTGGTCAGAACTTTGGTCAAAACTTGCAAAATCAGCAAGCCTACAATGCCGCAATTGGTCAGAATTACCAACAAGGTATGGGAACGCAAGCGGCTCAAAATCAAGCGGCTGCACAGAATTTTGGTCAAAACGTAACTAATCAACAGTTGGCAAATCAAGCTACTGCGCAAAACTTTGGTCAAAACGTGACCAATCAACAATTAGCAAACGCTGCCGTTGCCCAAAACTTTGGTCAAAACGTGACTAATCAGCAACTTGGAAATCAAGCTACACAGCAGAATTTCAACAATGCGTTGGCTACACAACAGGCTCAAAACCAAGCACTTGCACAGAACTTTGGTCAGAACGTAACAAGCCAACAACTTGCAAATGCGGCTGCGGCTCAAAACTATCAACAAGGCATGGGGACGCAATCAGCGCAAAACCAAGCACTTGCTCAAAATCAAGCCACTGCCGCGCAACAACAACAATTGGCTAATGCCGCAGTGCTTCAGCAATACAACCAAAACCTTGGAAGTTCGCAGTTTAGTAACAATGCGGCTTTGCAAGCTCTGCAAGCCCAACTCACATTGCGTAATCAACCTTTGAATGAAATCACGGGCTTGATGAGTGGCTCACAATTGCAAATGCCTCAGTTCCAAGGTTACAACCCAACGAATATTGCCCCCGCCCCCGTGTTTGCGGGTGCGCAAGCGCAAGGTGCGGCTAATATGCAAAACTATGGCATCCAACAATCTGGTGCTAATGCCGCAACAAGCGGTTTGTTTAGCCTTGCGGGTGCGGCAGCTCCTTTAATGTTCTCTGACCGCAAACTCAAGTCAAACATTGAGCGCATTGGCACTCACAAACTTGGCATCGGTCTTTATGAATATGACATCTTTGGCAAACGTCAACAAGGTGTAATGGCAGATGAGGCTGAGAAAGTCATGCCTGAAGCTGTCGTAACGCACCCAAGCGGTTACAAAATGGTCAATTACGGTTTATTGAACGGGTAAAAACATGGCTAATCAATACGAACAATTTAATGTTGCCAACCCTTATCAGTTGCAACAACAAGAGTTGGATCGACGCCAAAAAATGGCTGAGATTCTTCAACAACAAGCATTTGAGCCTGTTCAAGCGGGTTCATACCAAGGCATCCAAGCCCCAATTAGCCCCGTTCAAGGTTTGGCTAAAGTGCTTCAAATGTACTTGTCAAACAAGAATCAAGAGGGTTTGAAATCAGAGCAAAAAGCATTGGGTGAGCAATACCGTGCTGATACATCCTCTGACATTCAACGATTGATTCAAGGCTTGCAAGGCCAAGCGGCTACGCCCGAAATGAAGCAAGAGCCAACGGCAAGGGATTTTGAAGATAATCCAAACCTTGCGCCAACATTTGCGCAAATGCAACCTGACCAACAAAGGGCAATGACCATGCCCGCTATGCCCGCAAAGGCAGCGGGTGCAATTGACCCATCGATGATTGGTGACTTTAAAACGCCTGGTATGCAACAACAAGCTCTAAATATGTACATGAGCCAACTTGCACCTAAAGCGCCTATAGTGCTTAAAGAAGGTGAAGTTGCATACAATCCAACAACATATGCAGAAATGTTTAAAGGCGGTACAAAGTCTCCTTTTGGCAATGTTAACCCCGCCTCATTCACGCCCGCTAGTTTGAAAGCGTTTAGTGAAGGTGGTGGTAAAGACTTTTCCATATTAGTACCCGCAGTTGGCGCAGATACTCAAGCAAGATTGACGCAAGAAGCATCATTAAGTGCAGACAGATTGAAACAAGAGCGTGAAATTTCTGATCGTGCATTTAACAATTTAAGTGCAAATCAGAAGGCGTCTCTTGCTAATGAAGGTGCAAGACTTAATATCAGTGCTGCTGATCTTTTCTTCAACACTGGAATGAAAGCGGGCGGTGCGCCTAACATAGCTCAAACAACTGCGCAGCCTATGGCTCAACCCGTTGCACAACCTATGGCGCAACCCCTTGCACAACCTGCTATGCAAGCGCCCGCACCACTGGCTATGCAACCCCAAGCTAGACCTATTGCACCGCCTGTAGCCCCTGTGTCGCCTAATCAAGCCTTGGCTAATGCTTTGTCGCCAAAAGCTCACCAAGAGTTGCAAGTTGCCCCATTAAAAGGCCAACAAGAAGCGGCACAAGGATTGCCACAAGTTATGCAACAAGGTCAGACTTTGATTAGCACAATTGATAAAATGATTGGCATAAAAGGTGCGGATGGCAAAGTTCTAATTCCTGAGCACAAAGGTTTGAAAGATGTTGTCGGCACAACCATCCCGTTTGAATACAAGCCATTCCAAGGCGGTACACAAGGCGCTGACTTTAAAGCCATGTATGACCAAGTTAAGGGTGGCGCTTTCCTTGAGGCGGTTCAACGCATGAAGGGAAGTGGCGCAATTTCCGAGATTGAGGGAACTAAGGCCACAGCCGCATTGACAGAAGCCTCAACAGCGCAGTCTCCCGATGCGTTTAGAAGCGCAATGTCCAAGTTTAGAGAGGCCATCCAAACAGGCATGGACAATGCGGCAACCAAAGCGGGCAAGGGGCGAATTCCGACTTACAATCCCGCAACAGGAAGGGTTGAATAATGTCTGAAGCATTTAAAACTGTAGAGATTCCCAATTTTGGGCCTGTTAACTTTCCCGTCACCATGTCGGATGACCAAGTTAATGCTGCAATTTTTAAGATTACACAAACCCCAAAATCTCAACCCGCAGTAGATCAAACAGTTGAATCCCCTGCAATGGTGCAAGGCCGACAAGCTGATTTGTCCTTGCCAAGCAAAATGGGTTTGGCAGCGGCTCAAGGTTTAACCTTTAACTTTGCACCAAAGATTGCGGGTGCGGGCGCAGCGGGAATGGACATCTTGCAACGTGGTTTTGATTCCACTCCGACTGAAACTTACGCAAATACCCGTGATTACATCAAAGGCGTAAATGAACAATTTAGGGAAACCAATCCTAAAACGGCATTTGCAAGTGAAGTAGTTGGTGGGTTGCCACTTTTGCTCACACCTTTGGGAATGCCAAGCAAAGCCAAACAAACGGCAGACGCATTGTCAGCGGCTGAAAAAATGTCAATGGCGGCAAAAATGGCGGGTACGCAAGGCACTATTTCTGCCGTTGGCGCATCTGACATCAACCCCGTCACTAACCCCACAGAATATTCTCAAGATATTGCCAAAAAAGGGGCAATTGCTGCGGCCTCGGGCGGTGTTTTATCAGGCACAGGGCAAGGCATTTACAACGTGGGTAGCAATGTTGCACAGCGTTACATCCCCGAAAGTGCCAAAGATGCGGCACGAATTAAACTTGCTCAAGCCTTACAACGTGGATCAAGTGCGGATGGTTCAAACACCGGGTTAAGCCGTGTTGAGCGTGAACTGGGATTGAACCCTAATGCAATCATTGCGCAAGCGGGTGGCCCAAGTGCGTTGGCTCAGTTGGATGTGTTGGCATCGATGCCAGGCCAAGCAAAAACGCTTGTAGAACGCAGAATTCGTGAGCAACAGATGTTTAGACCCGAACGCCTTGCAAATGCGGCAGATGAGGCTTTAGGCACTCAAGGTAAAGGTTTCACTGCCACATTAGAAGCGTTGACTGCGCTTAAAAAAGCAGAATCTACGCCTTTATACAAAAAACTTGAAAACGTGTCTGTCAGAATTGACGATGATTTGCAAAAATTGATTCAAGCCTCAACGTCTGCGCATGGTAAAGCCGAGTTGTTAACTCAATTGAAGCAAGAGTTGCCAATTGATATTTCCAAGCTCAAAGCGGGCGATGATGTCCCACTTAAAGTCTTGGATGTTGTTAAACAATCACTTTATGACTTGGGTGAATCGGCCCGTGGTGAGTTTGGCAAAGCAACAAACACAAGCCGAGCCTATGATGATTTGCGGGTTTCATTGACAAAGAAACTTGAAGCCTTATCGCCTAAAAACGAAAACGGCTCAATTTACCGTCAAGCGTTGGATGCGTATGCAGGGCCATCACAACTAGGCAATGCCGTGGTCAAGGGCAGAACCGCCATGAAGCAAGACGATATTGCATTGTCCGACTTGATGAGCAATATGTCGAGAAGCGAACTTGAGGCTTTTCGCATAGGTGCGTTGCAGTCTTTAAAAGACAAAGTTGGTACAGAAGCGGGTCAAACTTCATTGCTCAAGATGTGGAAAGAACCCGCAACAAGTAACAGGCTCAAAGAGATATTTGGCGACAACTATCAAAAGTTTGCTCAAGAAGTTGCCAAAGAAGCTAGATTGAAACCATTGGAGCAAGTTGGTCGAGGCTCGGGGACTTTCTCTAGGATGGCGGGCGCTGAAGATTTGGGAGTTATGCCAACCACAATGGCAGCGGGCAAGGCGGTGGCAAATGCGGCAACGGGCAACCCAATGGCGGCTATGGGTGAAGCAACAAATGTCAAAAACAGGATTGGTCAAGTAATCAATCAAATGCCCGAGACAACGCGCAATGAACTAGCTAAAATGTTGTTGTTGCGTGGGCCAACGGGACAATCAGAAGTAGAAAAAACAGCGGCATTGATTCGTGCTTTAAATCAACGATCAACGCAAATGCAAACGGGTGCTGGCTCAATAATTGGGCAAAACCTTGACCAATACGGAAGATAAGGACACAAAATGAGTTACAACGGTTCAGGCACGTTCAATATCAACACAGCGGGTCAACCCGTTGTTACAGGCACAACCATCACTAGCACGGCATTTAATTTGCTGACTGCTGACTTGGCTACGGGTTTAACTACCGCGTTGACTAAAGATGGACAAACTACACCCACGGCAAACATCCCTATGGGGACGTTCAAAATTACAGGTTTGGGTGCGGGTTCTGCCGCAACCGATGCGGCTCAATATGGTCAATTGCAAGCGGGTGCAACCACTATTGCAACGGTTTCAGGCACAGACACATTGACGGGTTCTTTAACGCCCGCTATTACTGCTTATGCCACAGGCAATTTGTTTTCTTTTGTTGCGGTTGCTACAAATACGGGGGCAACCACAATTAACCTAAACAGTTTGGGTGCTAAAAGCATTACAAAATCAGGAACAACCGCTTTGGCTGCGGGTGATCTTGTAATTGGTCAAGTTTATTTGATTGAATACGATGGAACTCGGTTTCAATTGATTAACCCATCAACTACAACTCCATCAGGTATTTTGCCAATTGCTAATGGTGGCACAGGCACTACAGGAACAACAGCAAATTTAACTGTTGATGGCACTAATGCCGTTGGGTTTTTAAACATTCCACAAAACAGTCAATCTGCTGCTTATACATTGGTTTTGGCTGATGCTGGTAAGCACATATTTCACCCATCAGGTGATGCTAATGCTAGAACATACACAATCCCTGCAAATAGTTCCGTTGCTTATCCAATTGGAACTGCTATCACGTTTATTAACATGACAAGCCAAGTGGTAACAATTGCAATTACAACTGACACCATGTATCTTTCTTCTGCTGGCACAACTGGATCACGCAGTTTGGCTCAATATGGGTCAGCAACTGCAATTAAAATGACATCAACAACTTGGTTAATTTCGGGGAGTGGATTGACATGAGTGGCGCACTACAAGCTGTTTTTCAAAATCAAAGGTCGTTTATTATTCCACTTCCAGCCGCCATTGGCGACGCATTTGGTGGTGGGTTTTTTGCTGGTCAAATTTCAACCGCAGGGAATGGGGTTGCAGATTACAACCTTGTTGTTGGCCCTGTAGCGTCTGCACAAAGCACATTGCAATGGAAAATAGTAAACACATCAACTGCTGGAACTACATCAAATATTGATGGCCCTGCTAACAGTGCGGCAATGAATAATGTAACTCATCCCGCTGCACAATTCTGTGAAGGTCTTACGATTGGTGGATTTTCAGACTGGTATATGCCTGCAAATAATGAAGTTGAAGTGTGTTATTACAACCTCAAACCAACAACTACAGCAAACTTTACTTCATCAGGTATAAACCCAAATGCAGTGCCTGCTAGAGCTAGTCAATACACTTCTGGCAATCCTGCACAAACTTCCGCTGCGGCGTTTAAGATAACTACTGGCGCAGAAGCGTTTTCAGCAACTATTTATTGGTCTAGTACACAAAATTCTGCAACTTATGGCAAGTTTCAAAGTTTTGACTATGGATCACAAGCCAATTTTTATAAAAATCTTTCATATGGTGTTCGAGCCATTCGTAGAGTTGCAGTTTAAATTTTTAAAGTAGCATAAAAATGTTTATTTGTGTAACAGAAGTAGATCAAAACACCTGTATCCCTTGCACTGTTGAGCCACAGCGCACAGGGCCATCTATGCCTGCCATCAAGGGCTTAAAAATAGTATGGCAAGACAAATCCACATGGCCAGTTGAACTAGCCTCAGACGGTACTTATTTACGTGCGCCTAAATACTATGGTACTTGCGATGACGATGCTGATACTACTATTGCTGGTGTCTTGCAAGTCTTGACTGAAACAGAGTACAACGCACTCAGAGTTACAGAGCATGAAGCCACTAAGCCTTATCCATCTTGGATTGGTTACTTGGACACAATGAGTTGGTCTGCGCCTGTAGCCCGTCCTATAGACGCAGTGATAAATGGTGGTAATGTTAGATATCGGTGGGATGAAGCCACAGTCAATTGGGTTGCACAAGTTCAAGCATGAAAGAGTTTTTCTTTATTTCAGGTTTGCCAAGGTCAGGCTCAACCCTGCTTTCGGCTATCTTGCGACAGAACCCTGAGTTCTATGCAGATATTTCCTCACCCGTACAAGGCTTGGTTACATCAACCATCAATGTTATTACTGGAAGTGAGAGCAACCACACAATAGATGAAGATAGACGTAGGCACATCCTCAAGTCAATATTCAATTCGTTTTACGAATTAGTCACCCCAAGCACAGTATTTGACACTAGCAGGGGATGGACTTCTAAGACTTCTTTATTGAAAGACTTGTACCCACAGACAAAGATTATTTGCTGTGTGCGTGACTTGCCTTGGATACTTGATAGCTTTGAGCGTATTTCTGCCAAAAACTCTTTATATGGTGCGGCATTAACAGATGATGAATCACGGCAAACAGTCACTACAAGATGTGATGCTTTGATGGATGTAAAGAAAGAAGGCCAAGTTGTTAAACCTTATTATTTTTTAGAAGAAGGTTTATTGTTAAACCCCAACATGATTATGTTGGTTGAATATGAATCCCTATGCAAACAACCTGAGAGTGTGATGCAGGAGTTATATGGGTTTATTGGTAAACCTTACTTTGACCATGACTTTAAAAATGTTGAGTATGATAACGAAGTGTTTGACAAAGCCTTAAATATGAAAAGTCTGCACACAGTAAGGAAAGAAGTGACATGGCAAGAACGCCCGTCAATCTTGCCAAAATCTGTGTGGGAGAAGTATTCAGGAAAAGAGTTTTGGCGCACATCCGCACCCGAGTTTTCAATGAAACAACTTTATAAGGTTAAGGGATGAAAATCTTAATCATGGGTTTGCCTGGCGCTGGCAAAACAACCCTTGCTGAAGCCTTGGCAAGAGAGCTGCAATGCGCCCACTTTAACGCTGATGAAATCCGCAAGGAAATCAACAAAGACCTTGGCTTTAGCGTATCTGATCGTCTTGAGCAAGCAAGGCGTATGGGTGTTCTTTGTGACATCGTAAGCCGTCATGGTGCTTATGTCATTGCTGACTTTGTTTGCCCAACACCCGAAGCCCGTGAAGCATTTAACGCTGACTTTACTGTTTGGGTTGATCGTATTCAAGAGGGCAGATTTGAAGATACAAATAAATTGTTTGTACCGCCTGAAAAGTACGATGCCCGAATCAATGGCCCTTGGGGTATGCAGTATTACGCTGAAGAATTAGCCCGTAGGATTAACCCTAAAGTTAGACCATCTCTGTATAGTGTAGGGTAAATATGTCTGACATTGATTTAGTCAAATATGGCGTTCTTTGGCAAAAAGTTGAATCTATGGAAGCCAAGATTGATAAAATGGAAGCCCAACTCGAAACGCTGATTGAATTGGCTAACAAAGGCCGTGGCGGCTTTTGGATGGGTATGGCGTTTGTCTCTGCAACTTCTACAGTTCTTGGGTATATTTCACACTATTGGTCAAAATGAAATGGGCGGTTGCGATTGTTTTAATACTTTCGCAAGCCTCATCTACAGAGTATCGATGTGTTCGGTGGGCATGGACGGGTGATGTATATAACCGCAAAGTTGTTTGCCTACAGTGGGAAAAGGTTGTACGGAAATGATAGACCAAGAGACAGTTAAAAAGTTGTTTCACTATGATGCTGAAAGCGGTATGCTACTTTGGCGTAATGGTAATGGGCGTAATGTTAAACCTTGGCAAGAAGTAAAAGCTAAAAATAGTCATGGTTATTACACTGCCAAAATACATGGGAAGTGTTATTTGGCTCATCGACTTGCGTGGCTTTATGTGCATGGAAGTTTTCCAGACAAATACATAGACCATAAAAACAGAATTAGAAATGACAACAGACTTTGTAATTTGCGTGATGTAAATACAACAGATAACGCACAAAATATTTCATTGCCAAATCACAACACAAGTGGTCACATTGGCGTGTCATGGATAAAAAGCCACAATGCTTGGACTGTATATATTAAAGTAAACCAAAAGAACAAATGGCTTGGTTATTACAAAAATTTAGATAATGCGGTAACGGCCCGAAAAGAGGGTGAACAACAATATTACAATTTGCCACTGGTAACATAATGTTGGATCCAGTAACGGCATTAGAAGGACTACAAAGCGCCATTGGATTAGTCCGTAAAGCAGCCAAGGTAGCCAACGATTTAGGCGGCTTGGCGGGCGTTATTGGGAAGCTCTTTGATGCCCGTAGCCAAGCGACTAAGGCAATGGTTGAGGCCAAGCGGTCAGGCAACAAATCTAACTTTAGCGTTGCAATGCAAATAGAAAATTTGCTCATGGAAACGGCTAAGTTGGAATCCCAACTTCAATTGCTTTATATGCAAACGGGAAATATTGACGTTTGGAACAAGATTAAAGCCAGAGCCGCTGAGATGGACAGGGATGATGCAATAGCCGCCCGTAAAGTCAAAGAAGAAGAAAAACGTCTTAAGGAAGAAGAACAAGAACAAATGATGTGGGCGGTTGCCATTGTCATTATTGTTATGTTTGTTGGCGCAATAGGGTGGGGAATTGGAGAAATTACCGATCTATGCGCTAAGACAAGGTGTGGGCGGTGAATGATTACCAAAAGCAATTTGACCAATTTCTCAAAGTCTTTGTTAGGCTATGTATTGTGATATGGGTGCTAGGCTTGCTGAAGTACATTCCTGATGCTTTGGCAGATAAGATCGTAACTAAACTACTTGGAATGATTGGACTGTAATGCTTTCTTTATTTTCTACCCTTGGTGGTTTGCTTATTTCGGGCTTACCCAAACTTTTAGACTTTTTTCAAAACAAAGCTGACCAAAAGCATGAACTTGCTTTGGCTAGGGTTCAAGTTGAATTGCAATTACAAATGATGGCTCAAGGCTTTGCGGCTCAAGAGCGTATGGAGGAAATACGCACAGACCAAATTGCTATGCAGTCTGAAGCGCAAATGACAGAAGCGGCTCTAAAGCACGATGAAAAGGTTTTAGAAAGAGCTTCTCAATGGGTTGCCAACTATGTGGGGACTGTGAGGCCAACAATTACTTACATTTTTGTTTTTGAGTTGTGTGCCATCAACGCATGGATTGCTTACTACATTTACTCTAGGCCAAGTCTGGTGACAAACATTGATGACTTGATTCGTTTGTCAGACATTATTTTCTCTACAGACGAAATGGCAATGTTGGGCGGCATTGTTGGGTTTTGGTTTGGCTCACGGGGATGGTCTAAGAAATGAAAATCAGCAAGGCGGGTGAGGACTTGATGCACTTCTTTGAAGGCTACAGGGCTAAACCGTATCGGTGCAGTGCTGCGATTTGGACGGTGGGTTGGGGTCACGCTATGTATGCTGACCAACTAAACCTACCAAACGTGCGAAAAGAGGGTTACACGGGGCTTATCAGGTCTGACTACCAACTAAAGGAAGGCGACAATCGTGTTTGGTCAAAAGAAGAACTGGTCGATTTATTCAAGATGGACATCAATACTTTTGAACGTGGTGTTCTTCGATTGTCTCCTAATCTTGCTAGTCATCAAAGTAAATTTGACGCTGTTACCAGTTTTGCTTACAACGCAGGGTTAGGGAATTACCAACGGTCAACCATTCGTATAAAGGTCAACCGTGGTGATTGGGAGGGCGCTGCTGAAGCCTTTATGAGTTGGACTAAAGCGGGCGGCAAAGAGATGGCGGGTTTGGTCAAGCGTAGAAAAGCCGAAATTGCCTTATTTCTTAGCTGACTTGATAAAACACCCAAAACTATCAATTGTGTCCTTTTCAAAAGGAAGCACCACAAGGCGTTTTTCGTAGTCCTCAAGGGCATCGTTCCAACCCGCATCGTAAGCGGCACACACGGCCTCTATAGAGGCTTCCTGTGCGCCCGTCATGCGTAGCAAGTTAATTAAATCGTCTTTGGTCATGGTTTTGCCTTAGATGTTTGCCCGTGGTTCTAGCACTCCACCAAGATTGGCAAATCCCCTTATGCCCCATGTCAACCCCGCCCTCGGGCGGTTTGACTTCATCACATTTATTACAAGATCGTAATCTGTGAACGGGCTGATTGCCGCCTAGTTCGATTGGGTACATTGCCATTCTCTTTCATTTCTTCCTGAATTGGATTTAACTGTATTGCCCGTTAATTGGATAAGCCCAATGATTTTCATTTCGTTTAAGCGCCTGGCCACTTGATTGGGGTCAAGCATTGTCAAGGCTGAAATGCCATCTTTGCCAAGTGGCCCGTAAAACTTGAGGCAATTTAAGATAACTTGGTGGTGTTGAGGGGCGACGTCTTTGATCGACTCCGCTGCCTCAAACGATGTTAAGGGATCATTCGCACGAACTCTAGGGAATTCGGGCATGGCAAAAATGCGTTTAAATGTTTCTTTATAGTCCATGATGTTTCCTTGTTGGTGGGGGGATCACTGTTCGTCCGCAAGCTAGGATTACCCTTTGCACAGCTTTCCCCCCGTTAATCAAAATGGGATTTCTTCCTCATCCCGTGGCAAACCTTTGTAATCTTCTTTGGGTTTTGGAGTGTTGAGATAAGCCCAACCGTTCCAGCCGCCATCAGGCAAAGGAATAACGTCCAACTTGAGCATTGGGCCGTTTTTAGTCTCAATGACCGATCCAATGGTTTGATAGCGTGATTTTTCTACACCCTCTTTGTTTTTGTATTTACCTGAAACAACGGTAATTTCGTAAATTTTAGACATTTTTAATTTCCATAAGTTGAGCAATTTTGATATCAAGTTCATTTAAGAATTTGATAATTTCTTCTTCCATCAGTCTGATATACATATTGTCCCTTGGGACACGTTTAACAAACAATTGAAGTTCTGCGGGCAGACGATTGTCAAAAGACACAAAGTCACACCATTCACGGTCTGTGCAAGCCATTTGAAATTGCATTTGGGTGTTGTATTTGCCTGGCACTGTCTGACTAAGCAAAGTCTCAATGTGCGTTGCGGTGTTTGGGCATTTGATCTCTAAGAGGCCATCATCCCCCACAAGCCCATCAGGGGACGCACCCGCCATAATGATGGATGGATGAGGCACAAACCCCACTTCATCTACTAAAACGTCTTTGAGCGACTCATAAGCGGCTCGGGCAAGGGGTTCTGTATCTGTGCCATGTTGCATGGCAGCATTGGTAAAACTTTCCCCTTTTTCACCCGTTAAGCGTTCACACACCAACTGAGCCATGTAGTTATCACGGGTTGCTGAATAGCCCGTTTTAGTCTTGGCAAGCACATCAGCCACACGGGATGCGGTGACCTTACCAATTCGTGCCGCAAACCATTGGTCTGATCGTTGTTCAATCATTTCAATCATAATTTCTCCTATTTGACGTTTACGCCACATTACAGTTTTGCCTTAATTTCATCTTTTGCTGCGATGACCTTGATCTGCCAAGCCTTATCACCATCACAAGCGGCATAAGCTACTTTAAAAGCCAACTTCAATTCGTCTGGTGTTTTGGCGTTGTGGATGGCTAGAAACAAGTCTGTCATGCTGTTTGGGTCAATGGTTGACTCGGGTTCTTCACCTTGCGGCAAATCGTCTCCAGCGTAGATGTACAGGCCAAGGCCATGCAAGCTAAGTGCTTTGGTCATGCAACGCATGATGGCGGTATTGACTTGGAAAGCATCGGGGCTTTGGATGGCCTTGTTGCGGTGATCCATCACGGGCAATTGGCAAGTCATTGGCTTGTCAAACATAACAACCGTGACCCACACCATTGCCGTGCCGTTTATGTCCATGAAACATTTGTCGCCAAACGTATTTACCGCAAAAGTAGCTTTTGGATCGGCTTTGAGTGCCTCGGCCCATGCCCAAGCCCATGACAGATAAGTCAAGTTGGCTTTCTTTTCCGTATGTTCATTGACATTCAGTTTGAGTAATTCTTGGACGTTCATGCTTCTTCCTTTAAATAAGCCGTGAGGCGTTTGATTCGGTCTGAGTGATAGTCACCCATGCGCTTTGCATATTCCTGTGCGCTGAGAGCCTCTAATAGCTTGCGTTGTGCCATTTCAAGTTCTTTGGCAGCTAACTCTTTTGCTGATGGCAAGCGGAAATAATCTTTGATGTGGTCAATCATGGTCTACCCTCTCCATGCGAGCATCACACCAATGCCGCCAAAAATGATGATGGCTAAAAAGCATTCAATAAGTGTTTGAATAATCTTAGATTTCATTTTTTTCTTTCAGCATACGAGCGTGGTGAATCTTGGTTTCAGACATGATGTGTTGAAATTCGGCTAAAGGCAGATCACAAGAAATGTCATCACCTTTTAAGTTAAAGACAAACACATCGTAGATTTCTGCGTAATCTGGTGCGTGTGGGTAATTAGTTAAAACGGGGTAATAGTCATAACCAACTTTGACGTTCTCAAGCGTTGTTCCATTGTCATAAGACACAACGTCATCAAAGTAATAGTGGAGTTTGAATTCAGTCATCTTTACCTTTCTAAATAGACCCCAAAAGTAGGGCATGGGTGAACTATAACGCACCTTATATAACCAAGTCAACTGTGGGGTTATTAGCCAACTAATATACAATCTGCTTTATGGATAAAAACAAGTTTATTGCACTAGCTGGCTCACAGAGTGATCTAGCCAAATTGTTAGGCATTAGCCAGGCGGCTGTGTCTCAATGGAAAACTGTGCCAAAAGCAAGAATTTGGCAGCTAAAACTTTTAAAACCTGAATGGTTTGACAAATAAAAAAAATATGTATAATAGAAACCGTCTGAGTGGCATCAGACGAAAGACGCAGATTAGTTCAACCCCTCAGATACCTGTGGCGGTCTTGTCAGACGGCAAGCTAACTTTTGATTTGCGTCATTCGTTTGCTGTTGCTCTCGCCAAGAGCCAAGACCACCAGAGTTATTTGAGGGGTTTTTTCGTTTGGCGGCTATGCAATGCGGTACGTCGGTGGTTGCATCTAGGGATACCCTGTTACACGAGCGAACTAAAGCAGGGGCGGTGGGCGAAGCCTAGAGCCGAGTGGTTTGGACGCAAGTTCAAGAAGTCTGGGTTAGTGCGATTGCGATGACATGGCTCCATACAAGAGGAACTTTCATCAAAGCATAAGCGAACTTTGGTTTTGACCACGGTAAGGCTGTGCTTTGCTCCAACATTCACCACCAAGAAGTATTAACTTAAAGGAGATATGTAAATGAAGTATCTAGTAAATAAGAATAAAGAAAGTGGCAAGGCTCACCTGTGGGATGACGGTGATACTTACTGCAAGATGTACAGCACAGGCGGTTTAAGAAAAAAACGCTATGAAGTTGTTGATGACAAAAAAGACAAAGAAGTTTGTTTAATGTGTCAAAACGGTTGGAATGAAATCCATACATACACAAAAGGCTAAAAATGACTATTGATCTATTTGGCTTTGAACAACCCCAAAAGCATTTTTTAACTGACGAAGGTTTTGAAGAATTCTGGTCTGCATACCCCAGATGTGACCGTAAGGGCGAAAAGGCTGCTTGCAAGAAAAAATGGACTGAAAGCTACTATTTCTCTCAAAAGCACATCATTCTTAAACACGTTCAATGGATGGCTACTACAGCGCAATGGTTGAGAGACAACGGGTCATGGATTCCCGCCCCCAAGGTCTATTTAAACCAACAACGATGGGATGGCGCTGATATTCCTGATGTAAAGCCTATACCCTTGATTGACCCCGCCTTGGCAAAGATTGAAGCTGACAACAAAAAAGCCGCACCTATGCCTGACCACATCCGAGCCAAACTTGCAGAATTAAGGAAATGAAAATGCCAATATTTTTGCCAAAAGAAATGGAAACAGAAGTTTTTGGAACTGGTGACGGTTTTGTTTGCATAACCCAAAAAGCTGATGATGTTGAAACCGTGATTTGGTTATCTGTGCATCAATTTGAAACAATTTTCAATCACGAAAAAACAATTGTTAGAGAGGCCGTGACTCCTGATGACACACCATGAAGCTACAGCAATCCTTAATCGGGTCAGAGAAGGCCAGCAATTTAGCCACTTTGTCATCACAAGAGCGCTTGAACTTACGGGAGATTATGAGACAAACGGAAGCAATGGAATGGATCAGGCGCTACCGCAAGAAAGCGCTAGAGGAAGGGCGGGGGGAAGCCCAATATTGGTGGCAACAAACCCTTTTGGACATAGCCAAGAAGCGTGGGCAAGCGGCTGCCGATGACCTACGCAAGCGCATGAACGAACAAAAGGACAAGAAATGACTTTCATGACCACATTCAGCGTGGATGTTGACCCCGTTGGCAAGCAAAGAGCAAGATATGCCAAGCGTGGAAATTTTGTGCAAACTTACACACCCGAGAAAACTCGCACTTACGAATCTTTGATTAAAGAAGCGGGAATTGAGGCGATGGGAAGTTCCGAACCGCTAGAAACGCCTGTAAGCCTTTATCTTTATATCAGGCTACCAATCCCAAAGTCATATTCTAAAAAACGCATAGAAGCCTGTTTAAGTGGTTTAGAGCAACCAATTAAAAAGCCTGACTCCTCAAATATTCTTAAAAGCGTTGAGGACGCATTAAATGGGGTGGTTTACAAAGATGACTGTCAAATCATCAATCACCACATTACCAAGGTTTATGCAAGTCAAGCTGGTGTCAACATATGTATTAAGGAGTATTTGCCTTGAATATTTTTATTTACACAAAATCAGGATGCCCCAACTGTTTGGCAGCTAAAAAGCTACTTAAAGAAAAAGGCTTGCGATTTGTTGAAAGCAACATGGATCAAGACAGGATCAGGTTGGCGTTTCAATTTTCTTATCCCGATGTTCGCGGGATGCCCCAAATATTCATTGATGACCAAAGAGTTGGGGGATTGTTGGGCTTACAAGCGGCTTTAAAGGAATTGGGATTATGAGCAACAAAGTCATTTATGCGCTTTTATGTGCATTGTTAGTTGTCCATTGGGGATTGGTTGCTTACTACATAGGATTCAAGCCATGATTTTCACCCTACACAATAGCCAACAAGCCCACACCGTCCTGAAAAACTTATGGCCCAAGATCAAAGAAACCTTGCAAGCGGGCAAGCAGCTACGCTTGGAAGTCAAAAAAGCCAACCGAAGCAATGAGCAAAACGATATGTTTCACGCCTTGATTGACAAAGTAACCAAAGAAATGAAGGTTGCGGGTTCGGATTGGGATGCGGAATGTTGGAAAAGGTTGCTCATAGACGCCTGGGCTAACGAAACGGGGCGCAAGATTGGGCGGGTAGTGCCAAGCCTAGACGGTCAAAGGGTGGTGCAACTAGGTGTGCAAAGCCACAAATTCACTAAAGAAGAAGGTTCGGAGTTTATTGAGTGGTTATTGTGTTGGATGGCAAACAAAGGAATTGAGGCATGAGTTACATCATTGCATCCCTACCCCCCATGAAATGTTTTGTAAAACGTGAGTTTTTATACAACGATCACAAGGGGCATGGTGAGTTAGAACCCGCAATTTGGGTAAGTCTTAAAGCCTTGAGGGGTCAAGTATTCCGCATTGAATCACTACTCCCCGCATATGGCGCTTTGTATGACAAGCTACCCATCCATGCTTACGTTTGGCACACCGATGCGGGCAATTTGCCCATTGACACTTTGCAATTATGGGATTGCATGGGCTACAAGTTCACAATTCTTGAGAAAATTGGCTTGCGTAACTTGGGCGTTAAGTTCTACGGCAAAGATAAAGAATGGCACTTTGGGCGGTATTTGTTCACCGTTGACTTTTGTGCGGATGGGATGGAACTTGACACGGGCTTTACCGAGCAAGCCGAGGAACACAAGAGTTTTAACTTTATTGCGCTAGAAAACGGGCAATTTGCTTGTCAACCCAACAACCGATGCTTGTGGTATGACCAAAGTCTAATCCCATCGGAAACAAAACACCCCGATTTTAAAGCCGCACAAAGGCTTTGGACGGTTGATGGCACGCGCAAATGGTCAGCGGGCGATGATTGGTTCTATAACATTGAGGAAAAGAACACATGATGAACGACAAACCGCCAACGAGGGAAATGTGTTTAAAGATGGCAGAAATGTTGTTTAGTGATTTGTTTATAAAACACGCAGAGGAATTGGCATGGAAATACTTGTTTATATGGGCTATGTATGACCATTGGCTTGATGAGTATTGGATTGAAAAATGATGTGTCCAATATGCAAGACCCGCCACAACAAAGTTTTAGACACTAGGGCAAACCCTGAATTTATCCTTAGAAGGCGAATTTGCGCTGACGGTCACAAATATTTAACTAAAGAATATGCAATAACCGATGACACAATACTTGAAGCACCAATATGTGAGAAGCCAAAAACTCCTAAAGCTAGTGGCGGGTTTAGCCTGTCAAAACTGTGGCATAGATAACGGGGTACAAGCGGCTCATAGCAACTGGGGTGGTGGCAAGGGTAAAGGTATCAAGGCCGATGACAACCTAGTGGCTGCTTTATGCCTTAAATGCCATTACGAAATAGACCAAGGGGCGCATCTATCCAAAGATGAACGCAAGGAAATGTGGCAAAAAGCCCATGAAAGAACCATAAATAACTTGGTTGAGAGCAATCAATGGCCCAAAGATGTTCCAATTCCTATATACTAAAATTGCAGTTGAGTTGTGGTGAGAATGTATTAAAATGCAATCTCACCACTTTTTTTAGGAAAAAGCATGGATAAATACTCGGGCTATGTGTCAAACTTTGTCCTAGCACTACTGCACTGCGGCACAAACGCCCATTTGATGCACTGGACAACCAATAGCTTTAGCAAGCACTCGGCTCTTGCTACGTTTTATGACCTAATCGTAGAACAAACGGATGCCTATGCCGAGGCTTACATGGGCAAATATGGTCAACTCAAGAAATTTCCCAATGAGTACCATCCCCCAAACCCCGACCCAATCCGATACTTTGAAGTGTTGTCTAAGTTCGTAATGGACATTAGGAAGCAATTACCCCAAGACTCGGAACTTAATCAGCTTGTGGATAACATTCAAGAGAACATAGATTCAACCCTATACAAACTAAAGTATCTAAATTAAGAGGGCGGTTAAACAGGCAATTGAGGATGTCGAGTGTGTAATTTTCCTGTTTTCTCGCACACATAGTTAAAGACCAAATCAACGCCCTCACCCAACAAGGTGCAAGCAATGAGTGAAAACAACAAACCAAAACAAAGCCGCAAGGGTTGGACGAATAACCCCAACGGGAGGCCGTCAGGAGTGCCCAACAAGGTCACGCAAGAGGCAAGACAGGCCATAGCCTTGTTTGTGGATAAAAACGCGCACAGGCTCGCAGAATGGCTCGATGCCGTTGCCGAAGGTGATCCAACTAACGATGTGAAACCAAACCCCGCCAAGGCGTTTGAGTTGTTCCAAAGCGTTGTTGAGTACCATGTACCGAAGTTGGCACGTTCAGAGGTAACAGGCGCAGATGGTGGCCCACAAGAAATGGTCATTAAATGGCAAGCGGAATCATAGAAATCCCATACAGCCCTAGAAAGCAGTTTAGGGAGTTTCATGCCAGAACCGAGCGTTGGGCGTGTTTGGTTGCTCACCGAAGGGCGGGTAAGACCGTTGCGGCTATCAATGACATCATTAGGGCGGCAATCACTTGCAAAAGCCCAATGCCCTTGTTTGGGTATGTTGCCCCGTATAGAAGCCAAGCCAAGAGCGTGGCGTGGGACTATCTCAAATACTTTTCCCGTCCTATTGCCAAGTCAAGCAATGAGGCCGACTTAATCATTGAACTGCTAAACGGTGCAAAAATCAGGCTTTTTGGTGCGGACAATGCCGATGCCATGCGTGGATTGGGCTTTGATGGCCTCTACCTTGATGAATATGGCGACTTCAAACCAAGCGTTTGGGGTAATGTGGTGAGGCCAGCGTTATCTGATAAACAAGGGTGGTGCGTCTTTGGTGGCACGCCCAAGGGTAAGAATCAATTTTGGGATATCTACGAGACAAGCCGAAAACTACCAAATGAGTGGTTTACGTTGTCATTACCCGCTAGTAAATCCAAGCTATTGCCCGAATCAGAGCTACAAGCAGCTCAAGCGCAACTAGCAGAAGATCAATATTTGCAAGAATATGAGTGCAGCTTTGAGGCGGCAATCGTTGGTGCGATATGGGGAACTGAAATGCGTCGGGTTAGCGAAGATGGGCGCATAACCAAGGTTGAGAACCAAATTGAGGTCAAGACACACACGGCTTGGGACTTGGGGCATACCGATGACACCGCAATTTGGTGGTATCAAGTCATTGGGGGCGAAATCCATATTGTTGATTTTTTTGCCCTTTCTGGTGGAACTATCGAAGAATTTGTTACAAAAATCAAAGAAAAACCCTACAATTACGGAAAGCACTACCTACCGCATGATGCAAGGGCAAGGACTTTGGCAAGCGGTGGGAAGTCAGTAATTGAGCAAATGGCAGCGCACTTGGGCATTAACAACTTGGCAATTGTGCCTAGTTTGACGGTTCAAGATGGCATCCAAGCGGTGCGCATGGCATTGCCAAGATGTTGGTTTGATGCCGAGAAATGCGCTGATGGCATTGAGGCGTTGAGACAGTATCAGCGTGAGTACGATGAGGACAAAAAGGCTTTTAGGCAAACGCCCAAGCACGATTGGACAAGTCACCCCGCTGATGCCATGAGGATGTTAGCAATTAGTTGGCGGGAAGAACCCAAAGATAAACCGCCTGACCCGAGTAAAGTGTTGATTGTTGGCCCTGAAAACGAAGTCACAATGAACGATATGTGGGCAATCCACAAACAAACCGCTAGGAGCAATCGAATATGAGTGGAATAAATACACCTTACGCATACCAATATGAACACGTCCCTGCAAGCGCAACTGCGCGTGTTTTGGGTGGCACGGGCGCAGCGGGGGATTATCTTCACCGCTTGCTTTGCACGGTATCAACTGCCGCAACGGGCAATGTCAGCATTTCCGATGGCGCAACTTTTACTCATGTGGTGTTGCCCGCTTTGCCTGGTGGTGGCATCGGTCAATACAACATCGAATTCAACATGATATCTAGAAATGGCTCATGGAGAGTGACCACGGGTGCGGGTGTTGAGGTGTTGGGTGTTGGCATCTTCTCGGCTTAATCATGTCTAAAGCTGGACTTTATGCCAACATCTTGGCTAAACAAGAGCGAATCAAGGCGGGTTCGGGCGAAAAGATGAACAAAGTGGGAAGTAAAGACGCCCCTACCGCTAAAGATTTTAAAGACGCTGCTAAAACTGCAAAGCCTGAAAACAAATGACAGCCGCATGGACTCGCAAAGAAGGTAAGAACCCTGAAGGCGGGTTAAACGCCAAAGGGCGGGCGAGTTATGAAGCGGAGACGGGCGGCACATTGAAGCCCCCCGTTAAATCGGGAGACAACCCAAGGCGTGCATCCTTTCTTGCACGAATGGGTGCAACCGATGGCCCAATGGAGAAGAATGGCGAACCCACACGGTTAGCACTTGCTTTAAAGGCGTGGGGCGCATCGTCAAAAGAAGATGCCCGAGCCAAGGCAAGAGCAATTTCTGAAAGAAACAACAATGGCTGAATTAGTCCCAACGGAAGTTGACAAGTACAACACCCTCATAGCTACTTATGACAATGAGTTCAAAAAGTGGGAAGCACGCACCAAGAAAATTATCAGGCGTTACAGGGATGACACCCGTAGCGCAAGCGGCAATGACACCGCTAAATTCAATATTCTTTGGTCAAACGTCCAAACTTTAATCCCCGCTGTTTATAGCAAAATGCCAAAGGCCGACGTTAGCCGTAGGTTTGGCGACAATGACCCAATTGGGCGTGTTGCGTCTGAATTGGTTGAGCGTGCGTTAGATTTTGAGATTGAACATTACACCGACTTTAGAAGCACGATGCGTCATGCGGTGGAAGATCGGTTCTTAGGAGGCCGTGGCGTGGCATGGGTTCGTTATGAGCCGCACGTTGTCCAAGTGCCTGGTATGCCCGAAACCCCCGATGATGGCTTGCAAGTCACCGAAGATGCGGACGAGGCCGAAACCAAAGACTACACGGCAGGGCAAGTTGAGCCGATGGAACAAATAGAGTACGAGTGCGCACCTACTGATTACGTCCATTGGGCTGATTTTGGTCACAGCGTTGCCCGTACATGGGAGGAAGTAACCCAAGTGTGGCGTTGGGTGTACATGACCAAAGATGCTTTAGTTGAGCGTTTTGGTGAAGATGCGGCACGAAATATCCCGTTGGACAGTGGCCCTGATCCTCTGTCTAACTATGCAAGCAGCCAAAAAGAATACACAAGGGCAAAGATTTGCGAGCTGTGGGACAAAGAGACTGCCAAGGTCTATTGGTTTAGTAAGCAAGGCAACAAGTTCATTGATGTACGGGATGACCCGTTAGAGCTAGAGCAGTTTTTCCCATGTTGCAAGCCTTTGTATGCAACGATGACAAGCGATAGTCTTGTGCCTGTGCCTGATTTCGTGCTCTATCAAGACCAAGCCAATGAGTTGGACATCTTGAGTGACCGCATTGATGGCTTAGTTAAGTCTTTGCGTGTCCGTGGTGTTTACGATTCAAGCGTCCCCGCATTGCAACGATTGTTGACCGAGGGTGACAACAACACTTTGATTCCTGTTGACAAGTGGATGGCGTTTAGTGAAAAATGCGGTTTAAAGGGTGCAATTGACCTTATCCCGTTGGACACTCTAGCTAATGCTTTGCTTCAATGCTATCGAGCAAGACAAGAAATCAAACAACAAATTTATGAAATCACGGGTTTGTCGGACATCTTGAGGGGTGCATCACAAGCGAGTGAAACCGCCACGGCTCAACAAATCAAGGGACAATTTGCAAGCCTTAGACTGCGTTCTATGCAAGAGGAAGTGGCAATTTTTGCTTCCGACTTGATTAGACTTAAAGCGCAGATCATTTGCACGAAGTTCCAACCGCAGACAATTATGATGTATGCAGCGGCAAGTCAAATGCAACCCGTGGATCAGCAGATGATTCCACAGGCTTTGGCGTTGATTAAAGACAAGCCATTGCGCAACTTCAGGATTGAGGTGGCGGCAGATAGTTTGGTGCAATTGGACGAAGCGGCAATGAAGCGTGAGCGTACCGAGTTTATTGGTGCGTTTGCGGGATTCCTACAACAAGCCATGCCCGTTGCACAAGCAAGCCCCGAAATGACACCCGTATTGATGGAAGTTATGAAGTTTGGCGTAAGTGCGTTTAAGTCATCACAACAACTTGAGGGTGTCATTGACCAAGCTCTTGACCAAATCAAGCAAAAGATGGCTCAACCACAACAACCCAAGCCCGACCCCGAGATGATTAAGTTGCAAGCGCAACAACAATCCGAGCAGATGCGTGTTCAAGCGGATATGCAAGCCACGCAAGCTAAAGCGCAATTTGATGCTCAATTACATCAAGCCAAAATACAAGCTGAAATGCAAATGGAGCAGATGAAAGTGCAAGCCGAAATGCAAGCCGAGGCGCAGAAACAGCAATTCACGGCGCAATTGGAAAGTGCAAAACTTGAACGTGAGCAACAAATGGAGCGCTTTAAAGCTGAACTGGACGCAAGCACCCAGATTCGTGTGGCTCAGATCAACCATTCAGCGTCTATGCACCCCGATGACATCACTGCACAACAACAAGTTCAATCACTGATGAACCAAGACTTGCGAAGCATGATTGAGGCAATGATGAACACGGTGAACAATTCCAATCAACAAGTCATGCAAAGCCACAACAATACCGTTGGAACAATGCAAGAAATGATGAAAAATCAGAGTGACAACAAAGAAGTAATGAAAGCAGTGGCTGACATGATTGCAGCGCCAAAGAGAATTGTGCGCGGGCCTGATGGCAAAGCTGTTGGCGTAGAGGTTGTTAAATGATTGAAACCACTAAAGGGCAAATGGATGAATCCTTGCTTGATAAGCGGGAAGGCCAAACAGAAACCGACACGGAAACAGTTGCGTGGGTTGAGTATTGGCTTGAAAATGAATTAGTGCATCGTTCAGTTCATGTGCATTTGAAAGAGGCAGCCATTGCGGATGGCGCTGCTTTATCTTTCTAAGGAAACAAAATGGCAAATTCAACGGCAATGTGTACAAGTTTCAAGGGCGAATTGCTTACGGGTACGCACAACTTCACGCCAACTACAGGCAACACATTTAAAGCCGCCTTGTATTTTGCAAGTGGTAGTTTGGGTGCGGGAACTACCGCCTATTCAACAACCAATGAAGTTACAAACACATCTGGCACGGGATATACCGCTGGAGGCGTGACGGTTTCTAATGCCAATGCCCCCGCAACAAGTGGAACAACCGCATATTGGACACCCCCGGGTGATTTCTCATGGACTGCTTTAACCATTACAACGGCATTTGACGCTGTTTTAATCTATAACTCAAGCGCGAGTCACAAGGCAGTTAGCGTTCACAACTTTGGATCGCAAACAGTAACGGCTGGCAACTTCACGTTGACCATGCCCGTGAACAACGCATCCACAGGTCTATTGCGTATTGCATAATGGCACAAGGTGCATGGGGCATAGGCGATTGGGATGATGCCAAGTGGGATAGTCTCCCATTAGCGGGCAATCAAGCTACGGGTGGCGTTGGAGATGTTACCGCTACTTTTCCCATAATTGTTCAATTAACGGGTGTTCAAGCGGTTGGCGCGGTGGGCAATGTCACGCCTCCCGTGCCTATTATTTACATTGATGACACCCATGATCCTGGCCCTGATAAGCTCAAAAAGCAGCTTAAACGTGAGCAAGAGAAGAACAAAAAGCGTAGGGATGAGATTCTTGCGGCTTTTGAGCGCATTGTTGAGGGCAAAATACCCGAGGAAATAATTGCGCCTTATGTTGAAACATTTGCTACAATTAAAACCAAGCAAAATGTCACATTGACAGACATTGACAAAATGGTGTCAAATTTGGACAAAATGCAGTTAATTTGGGACGACCACATCGAATCAGATGACGAGGAAATTTTGTTACTATGAGAACAACTTACGTTATGCGTAATGGCGAATTGGTTGAAAAACACAAAGCCAATGATGATATTGATGCGCCCATGATTATGGGTGACATTTCTCCTTACCAATCAATGATTGACGGTTCGATGATACAGAGCCGAAGCCGACACCGTGAACATCTAAGAGCAAATGGATGTATTGAGGTGGGCAATGAATCAATGGAAACAAAACTCACAGCCCCCTCTAGCGAGAAAAGGCGTGAGGTTTTGGCTCAACAGTTGGGCAATATGACCCACAATGAAGCCAACAAGATAATGAATTCATTGCGTGAGCAAGCCAATCAGATGAAATATCACAGGAGATAAACTTTGGATACTACAGAACCCATTGTCCCAACAGAAGCGCCAGATGCTAGGCGTGAGTTACTTTCACAACAATTTGATGAGGTAGTGCAAGCCGAACCCGCCAAATACCAACGTGAGGAATCGGGGAAATTTGCTTCTACTAATGAAAAATCCGCAGAAGAACCCGTAGAAGAACCCGTTTGGAAGCGTGCGCCCGCTAGTTGGAAAAAGGATTATCACGAAGTTTGGCAAACTGCCGACCCAAGGATGCAAGAGTATGCTTGGCAACGTGAAGAACAAATGCGCAAGGGCGTTGAGCCTTTGATCTCTAAGGCGCAGTTTGCAGATCAGATTAACGAGGTGGTTAACCCTTATTTGCAAACCATTCAAGGGATGGGTTTAGATACTCCCAAAGCGGTTAAAGCCTTGCTAGAGGCTGACCATATGTTGCGAACTAGTAATGGGCAAGATAAATTGCAATTATTTAGTAGATTAGCGCAACAATATGGAGTAAACTTAAATGAAGTCAATTTCCAACAGGGGGTTGACCCAACGATTTATGCACTTCAAAATGAACTAAATAATGTTCGTGGCGAGGTGAATGGCTGGAAACAGCAACAAGAGCAAGCTCAAAATCAGCAGCTTTTAGGCGAAATTGAAAAATTTAGCTCTAAAGCCGAACATTTTGAAGAAGCGCGTCCGACCATGATTCAACTCCTACAGAGTGGCGTGGCGCAGACGTTAGAGGACGCATATGAAAAAGCTGTGCGCCTCGACCCCGAGTTATTTGACAGCGTACAAGTCAGCAAACAGGCCGAATTGGTTAACGCAAAACGAGTAGCGGCAGACCGAGCAGCGAAATCTGCAAGGGCTAATGCGGTTTCGGTAAAGAGTTCCACACCAGGAATGGCTACCAAAAACAATGCTCAAGACCGACGTAGTTTATTGGCAGAGCAATTTGACCAAATAACTGCACGACTTTAATTGATATAGGAGAATTATTATGGCATTTGCCAATTCCAGTATCAGCGACATCATTGCGACCAACATTCAAAGCCGTACTGGTGAGTTAGCTGATAACGTCACAAACAACAACGCCCTTTTGCGTAGACTCAAAGACCGTGGAAATGTGAAAACATTTTCAGGCGGTAATGTGATCTTGCAAGAGATTATGTACACCGATAGCACAACAAATAACACGAATTCTTATTCTGGTTACGAAGTGCTGAACGTGTCACAAAACAGCCCAATCAGTTCTGCTCAGTTCAGCATTACTCAATACGCTGCCGCTGTGTCCATCTCTGGCTTAGAAATGATCCAGAACTCGGGCAAAGAGGCAATTATTGATCTGCTTGACGGACGCATGATGGTTGCCGAGGCACAATTGGCTAACCGCATTGGCGCTGACATCTACACAGATGGCACAGGCAATAGCGGCAAAAACATCACAGGTTTGGGCGCAGCAGTTCCTGATGCACCCTCAACAGGTACTTACGGTGGTATTAACCGTGCGAACTACAGCTTCTGGCGTTCAAGCAAGTATTCTGGCGTGACCGATGGCGGCTCTGCTGTTTCAGCTTCAAACATCCAATCTTATATGGATTCTTTGGCTGTTCAGTTGATTCGTGGCACAGACAAGCCTGACTTGATCGTTGCCGACAGTAACTATTACCGTTTGTATTTGCAGTCTATGCAATCCATTCAGCGTGTTACTGATGGTGGCAATTCCACTCAAGGCGCTGGCTTTGCTTCATTGAAATACTATGGCGCTGGCATGGCATCTGATGTTGTGCTTGATGGTGGTATCGGTTCAGCCGCTACCGCAAACCATATGTGGTTCTTAAACACCAAATATTTGATGTTCCGTCCCCACGTTGACCGTAACTTTGTGCCGATTGGTGGCGAGCGTCAAGCTGTCAACCAAGACGCCATCGTTAAGTTGATTGGTTGGGCTGGTAACTTAACTAGCTCAGGCCCACAGTTCTGTGGCGTCTTGATCGCTTAAAGGAGTATGTAATCATGGCATATACAATCACCCCCCTCATTGGTATTGACTTTAATAATACAGTCAACACCAACTTAAACAGCGCTGGCACGGCAGTCCCTACCTTTGGCCCTTTGGGTGCTGAAGTGTTTGGCTCTGACGGCAAGATTTATGTATTGGCTCAAGCCAACGCATCTATCCCCGCCTCAACAGCCGTTTGCACTATCAATGCAACCACATTCTTGGTCACAGCTTCAGGTGGTGCTTACACATCACCCGCAGTTGCCCTAGTCTCTGGTGACACTGCATGGTTCTCTAAAGCATCTGTGTAAAAATAAAAGGGGCGGCATAAAAACCGCCTCTTTTTAATTAAGGAACTAATATGGCTATCCCCTCACGAATTCTTGGCGCTGGTAACTCGCCTTTGTCCACAGTCTCTATCGCTGGCGATGGCGCTGTTGGCATTGTTGCATTGGGTACAAATGCTGCCACTGCAACGCAATTGTCTGCGGTGTTCAACACAATCACAACTTCATCTGCTTCTACAGGCGTTAAATTGCCTCCTACAGAAGCGGGCGCAATGGTTGGTATTCGTAACGATTCAGGTCAAACAATTTCTGTTTACCCTTACAATACAAGCTCAACCATCAATGCAGCAGCGACATCTGTTACATTGGCAACAGCAAAGAGCATGATTCTTTTTGCTCCAAGCGCAACAACTTGGGCATCCGTCACTTCAGCTTAATCCCCACAGGATAAAAAATGGCACTAGATTCCGATAT